AGTACGTATTGTTGAACAAACAATACATCCCCTATACCAAGCGCACTCTTTACCCCCTAGAAATAGGGATCCACGGAAAGAGCCTATAGCAATATAGGAGCCAACGCTGCACAAGCGAATAGCTGCAAAAGCTGCCCGCTGCAAAGCGACGAGCTGAATAAGCTACCCGCTGTACCAAGCGAAGAGCTGTATAAGCTACCCGCTGCACAAGCGAAGAGCTGCAAAGCTTTACGCTGCACAAGCGTCATTCCTGAACAAGGATGACTCCCCAACCAACCCACCTCAAGCCCCTCCCTGACCTAGACGCCCTCGCTGACGCCAACATCCAGGAAGCGACCCTTGAATACTTCGAAGAGGATTTCCCCTGCCTTCAGCATATCCCCTCCTCTTCCGACCTAGAATTCCTAGCCGACAATGAATCTGCGCGAGCTCTTTGCGAATCAATGGACGAAATGCAAGAACATCTTTGCCACCCGGCTGTTGAACACCTTGATCATGTCCCGTGTTTCTTCCCCGAACAGAATCTACGACCTGCCACTTCAGCTTGGCAGGCTCTTCTTCTCGATGAACACATCGCCAGATGGGCTCTCGTTCCACTTCGACACCGAACTCTGGCTAGATGGAATTCGACCTTCCACGAGACCTGTGCTGAACTCAACCTTCCACCTTATTTCACACCCGCTGTACAACGTCAGTCTATCAGCGACGTTATACTTGACGTCATCAAATCAGAATTGGTGGACACAGTAAAAGAATCAGCCAAGAACTTCGCAAAGTCCGTAAACTGGGTTGAAGTGACAAGCAAAACCATCCAGTTTGTCGCCGCCTGTGACGCTCTCGCAAATGCCGTCCGTACCCGTGGAAAGGCAGCAGTGGCGCTTCACGTCGCTAGCTTTGTCTCCCACCTCCTGCCCTTTGCCGTCTTCGTCTGCGATCTTGCCGGAATCCTCCCAGAACAAGGCCTATTTACCTTCTTCAAAGAAAAGGCCACGGAGTTTTTCAACCCGAAGAATCTCTCGGAGTTGTCGCATTCCGCTACCGTAGACACAGACTACCTCTTCAACGAGCTCACATCTCAACCAGTACAGCAGAAACTTGACTGGTCGAAGGTTCTCAAGCCTGAGTACATCTTCAGGGCCGCCGTCGTACTAGTCCTCTCCATCTTCGCTGCAACTGGCTTCGCCAAGAGCAAGAACATGAACGCTGGACAGCTGTATACCGCAATCAATGCAGGTACCACCCTTGCATCCAAGGCTACCACAGCTGGTTCATTCCTCATCTGTTCTCTCTTCGGCATTGAAATGCCCCACGAGACCCTAGAAAAGAAGGCAGAAGAGCTCGAAACCAAGGCCACAAAGATCACCCACTCCGACTACGCCACTCAAGCCGCATATGACGATGCTTCCCTCAAGGAGTACATCACACAGTGCGATCTCGCTCTCAAGAAATGCAAGACACCTGAGACTGCGACATTGAAAAGTCGCTTCCAGACCATCAAGCGAGACATCGAAGCCGTCCGGACCAACCTCAGCCAGATTTCCGCTCCCATGTACCTCCAGATGGTGCAGTGGAATGAGTACACCTTCCCCTCTGAGAAGGATTTGAATTTCGCTAGCTGGACCCAAGACACACTAGAAAAGTGTATTCAATTCAACACTTTCATGGATAGTGTGACAGCTCTTATTCCGGAGCGACATCCAGTTTCACCACTTTATCGCTCACTGAAAGCTAAGAGCGAAGTGGTGAGGCGAATTCTCGAAAGCCGACAGCGTTGGATATCCGAAGGCGGAGATCTTTGCACACAGCCTTACGACAGAATCCTAGCGAAGCTCGATTCTTGGTTGCAGACCACCGCAGCTGCATTCCACACTGAGCCATCCCGCTATCACGACTTTGACGCCGATTTGAACATGGCCCAGGCCTTGCTCAAGAACCCGATCAACGACCACACCCGACATGCACACTCCATGCTGACTTCCTCCTACGTGAAAGCCAAACAACACCTGGCTGAGCTAGTGAAGGACGCAGCACAAGCATCCCGTCCCCCGACTGTTGTCATCCAACTCGTTAGTGAGTTTGGCCATGGCAAGTCCCGCCTGACCACAGACCATCTCATCCCAGACGTTGCCAATCTTCTCGGCATATCACCCTCCACATACTTCATCAACATCTCAGAGAATGGACACTGGTCAAGGTATCTCGGACAAAACTTCGCCATCTGTGACGAGTACCTTCGTTGCATGTCCAAAGATGCGCTCTTCAAGCACATCGCCGAGATCGCCTCCAACGCCCGTTTCGACGTCAACTCTGCCGAAATCGCAGGCAAGGGAGTACCATTTCAGTCCAAAGTGCTGTTCCTCAACTCCAACCAGACGAGGTGCACTTTTCCTGAGTTGTCCCCTGACCACGTTGATGCAATCCACTCCCGCATCATGACCATTCAGGTCTTCAACCCTGAGTGGGCAAAGTACGTCGCTGACTGCAAGCAGCGCGGGACAGTTCCCATAAGGACCCATCCTGTCAACAGAGACCCTAAGAGAGTAAAATTCGCTCTCTGCTCCTTCGGGACTGCCAACGAGATTGTCTCCAAGAAGCCTCTTGACTACGACAACCTTGTCAAGTTCATCGCGAGACTCATCCAAGACAACGACACCCAGCGTTCCACCGCTCTCACCACCATTGACGACCTCGCCGATCAGATCACACAAGTCACTCCCGCTCCTGTGAACTACCAGTTCCGTCCTGACATGTCACGCCAGGGCGTAGCCGAGTTCCCCGACCTTCGACCCGTCACCATGATCGAAGCAAAGAACAAGACCGTGAAGAACGGTGCTCTCTCTTGCATCTTCTGCAAGGGGGCGCATCTTTCTGAAACGTGCACTCAGTTCGTCCAGGGACCCGAACACGCTCCACGCTGGCAAGCCGGACCCATTGACAGCTGTGTCAACCACCTCGTATTCCATCTTTACGGGAAACCAGGATTCGGGAAAAGCCACACCACCATCAACCACATCGTCCCAGCACTACAGACACTCACCAAGTTACGCTCAGTGAAACTTGACTCCTTCGACGAAGTCTTTGAGACTCCCATGATCGTGTTCATCGACGACATGGTACTCGACGACCAAGCAGGATATCTTCGCTGGTGGTCCGCTCAGCCTGTGTCACACATCGTTGTGCTCTGTTCCAACATGAAGGCAAAGAGCGACAAATGGAAGACTCGCAAGGATTACTTCCGGAGAGCCCTTTCCAAGTCCAAAGAAGACAGCCGCTTCTTCAAGATCAAGGAATTGAAAGTCCCTGGTGTTGTCCGCAGGCTCGGCATCAATGGCTACGTCAAATTCGACGACAACTGGGAATCTACCCAAAGTGGCCGTTGCTTCCACGTCAAGTCTGGTTGCATAACTACCATGGATGATCAGCTCATTGATCTCGACAAGGAGATTCAAGAGTTCGCTGTGCTGTGGCACAAATTCACCAACACAGTCTACACCATCCTCCCCTCCACTGACATCCCCAACAAAGCTGACATCATGCTCATGTTCGACTCATACGACGAAGTCACCAAGGCGTTCGCCTCCACCATGAGCGTCTTAAAAGCAGCCTCCAAGGGAAAGATCGTTGTGCGTCCCGGCCTCTCCGGATGCACTGCCAACGTTGACCTCTCTGAGATGAAGCTGCCTGAAGAGTATCCCATCTCCAACCTAGAGTGGACTAGATTCGCTTCAGTCGTTTCCCGTGTCTACACTTCTGCTAAGAGCGTTTTCGTCTCCATTGGTGACGACATCATCTTTGCAGATTTGGCCACGAGGAAAATCCTGAAGAATTCTAATCTTTCTCCAGTCCAGATCTTCACTTCCCGCGACAAGAAACAAGTCATCGTCCGGGATGCCTCTGGAAAGCGATACTCCTACGACAGCGAGAAGTTCATCACTCGCGTGACCACCACCCTTCAAGACGTCAGCTACTGGCAGGGCCTCCCGCTAGAAGCCATCATCTACCTCATGAAGAATCATCAAGTCATCATCGAAGAGCACTTCCCCCTCACCTTCCTCAAACTCAAGAAGAAGGCCCGCCGAGATAGAAACATGCAGATCGTCCAACAGATCACTAACTCCAAGGCCTTCCAGGTTGGGTTCCCCATCGCTGTGATCGGAGTTGCTGCTACAGCAATCTTCGGGATCGCGAAACTCTCCTCCAAGAAAGAAAAGTCCCCAAAGAAACCCTCCCGACCTGACAGCGACAGCTCTTCAAGCGAGTCCGAATCAGACGAAGAACAATCTGCCCCTCAGAAGTCTGAGAAGTCTCAGACGCGAGTTGCTAGGAAATCTAAGCAATCCGCACCCGAGAAGAAGGAGCGATCTAACACCAAGGTCCTCCGTAAGCAGAAACAGTCTGAGCCTGAGCATAACCTCAAGTCTTCAACTAAGGTTGCCAGGAAGAAGCCCCAATCAGAACCCCAAAAATCTGACAAGTCCTCCACCAAAGTTGCTCGAAAGCTGATGCAGACCATCCTTGAAGAAGACGAAGAGCAGCACCAGTCTCTTTATGACTTCGAAGTTACTTCCAGAAACCCAGAGTCTGTTGACACAACCATCCGCCTTCTCGCGGAGAATTATGTCAAAGTCAAAGGATTCGGATCCAACTTCGGAATCATTCTAGGGAATGGTTTCATCCTCACCACCCTTCACACAGTTCGGATGAACACCATCGATTCCCTGATCGAGATTGATTCAGACACGCTCTTCAGCGCCCCTGCCACCATCCACACCACCTGGGAAGGTAGCGACCTCGCACTCCTCAAGTGCCCCAAAGCCACAGGGAAGAACCTCCTCAAGCACTGGGTGACGAATGATGATATTCACAAGCTGTACGAAGGTGCCATGATATCCCCCAATTCATCCCGGGGGGTTGATACCTTCAACGGCCGATTCATCCTCTTTCCCCAGAAGCGCCGCCTGGGGCAATATCATGACGAGCGCACAGTTTCCATCGACTTCGTTCGTTCTGATATTGTCACACGCGCAGGAGACTGTGGCTCAGCATACATCTCCACCCAGAAAGACGTCCGTGGCCACATCTTCGCCCTACATGCTTGCCTGCAAAATGGGCGCAGCCATGGAGCCTACATTGGCAGGGAAGACCTGCAAGACGCGATGCAAAGCACACCTCGTCGCATCCCCCAGTCCTCCTCCACCCCTGCTGAGGGAGTCTCGCACATCGAGATTAACGGCCACGAAATACTCGGAACCACCTCCCAGGTGGACTTCCTTGTGCAGAAGTTCGGAAGCACCGACGCTCCCCGAATGCCACTCCCAAAAGACGCAATTGAGCTAGGAAGACTAGCCAAAACCCCTCCCGAGACCACCAAGTCCCGAAAGATCCCGATCACTCAGCCTGGCATGCAGACCACCTGCTCCAAAGTGCCAGTTTCCACTGACCTCTACCGAGTTCTCGAATTCGACCAGATGGTCAAGGAGCTGAACGGGAAGCCCTCCCACCTTGCGACGCAGATTGCCAAGCATGGCATGACCCCCGACCTCAACATCGACGAGGGATGCCTCCGTCGTGCTACTTCCCTCGTGGCATACCGCTACGTTAGCGCGATGGCGAAGAATGGCCGCCAGCTGTCCACACTGTCACTCCAACAGACCTTCGGTGGGATTAAGGCAAAAGGCAAAGTGACGCTAGACAAGCTCACAAATGACACCTCTGCCGGTTTCCTTTCTCTCTACCTCAACAAGGCCCCCCTTAAGGATGCCTATGTGAAGGTCCATGACGACGGACGAGTTGAGCCTACTGAACTAGGCATCAAGACTTTCCAAGACGCGAACAACATCCTTGCTCGCGGCAAAGACTACCCGAACGCGACGCTCCTTTCAATAGGACACTGCAAGCTCAAATCTGAGCTTCTCCCTGCCCAGAAAATCGAGCAGGGTCAGCTACGTTGCTTCGTTGCTGAGGGAATCGAGAGCATTATTCCGTGCCGTTCCAAGCTTGGTTCCTTCGTAGCTATGCAAAACGAGCTGCGCCACGACCTCTTCCCGTGCATCGGGATTGACTTTGAGACCGAGTCGTCCTATCTGTTGCACCGCCTTCTCTCTGTTAACGACACCATCCAGCAGGGAGACTTCAAGCGTTTCGACAAGACAATGCCAATCGAGCTGAAGAGAGCGGCGTGCGAAGTAGTCGAGAAGTGTTACATGCGTAACCCTCTCAACCGCTACGACGCCCCCGCCCGGAGAGTGCTTTACAACACCTGGTGCTCCCCTCTTTACCTTGCCAGAGATCTTCTCATGACCACTGGCAACGGACAGCCGTCTGGCAATGCCATGACAGCCACTCTTAATAGCATCGTCTCAGAAATTGCCTACACGTATTGCCTATTCAGGCATGCGGATGAGCATAATCTGCGTCTCAACACCGGCGACTTCACCATGATCATCTATGGCGATGACTGGGTTGCTGCTACTAAGACTGAGCTCATGCCTAGCGCTGACAAACTCATCTCATACATGTCCGAAATCGGACTCACCCTCACCTCACCCATCAAGACAGAGCCCTTGAAGGACTTCTATCCCATTGAGGAAATGGAGTTCTGCTCGAGGACTTTTCATGAGCACACTTCACTAGTTGTGCTTGCTCGCCTCAAGAAATCATCCATCGAGGCGCTGCTGCACTACTGCTACTCGCTCACCACAGAAGCCGTTCAGGACAACATACGGACTGCACTCCAGTTCGCTGTGTCGTACGATGAAGAGTATTACAACCTCATCCTTCACGACGCACAGATCCTAGTTGCCCACTACGGCGGGACGCTTCCTCAGCCATACGAGATGGCTTTCAGCGCCTTGCTTGGTAAGATCATCAACAAGACCAACACCAAGCGCGAATTCAAAAGAGCGACAGAGAAGCAATCGTTACCCCGAAAGGATCCACGGAACGATCTCAGCAGTAGCTGCCCTGACCTCACAAAACTCACACTCACGATATCACACTCCACGATTCCTTGCACGCAAGTCATTGTGGACGATCCCCCGCAAACCTCTCTTCCAAATGAACCCACAGCCAACAACCTTCGTGCTGAAGAGTCCGAGAGAGTTCATCATCCAGTACAGCAAGTACTGTTACACCCCAACCAAAACTGCGAATCAGTTCATCAACGAGTTGATCCAGGGAAGGATAATATGCCAGGACAAGCCCCTCACGCCCTACCAAAGGGAAATCCCAGGGAATTTCCGATTCCAGGCAGTCGTCAAGTCGACCTATCTTCAGCCTACGCTGCACTCACACCACCCGAACAAGAAACACGCATTACAAGCCGTGTCAGCAAGGGTGGTAATGTACCTCCTGAAGGAAGCAGCACGCGAAGACCTGACAGTGCTCGATCTAACATGCCAGCCTCATCCCCAAGGTCTGCCCCGCTTAACTCTAAGCAGAGAAGACTAAAAAGGCGAGCTGAAGAACGAGCTGCTCTGGCCGCAGAGAGAGCTACAAAGCAATCATCCGCGGAACTCCCAGATGCCCGACGATTCACACCTTCCCCCGCAGAGAAACAGCGCCTAATGAAAAAGGCGACTGGTGCCCTTCCAACAGCTTGGAACAAGCTGAGGGTTACCCCACTTCCTGAGAGCCCAGCTGAAAAGCAATCGCTTGGAGCTCCCAGCGCTGATGCAGTTCCCCAGATGGAGTCTGGTGCACCAGCAGGTGGAAATGGCTCAGCCCCCGCCATCGGGCCAGTCCACCCCCCTTCACTCCTCCAAGGCATGATCACTCTTGCCGGCACTGCTCAGAACCTCCTGAATAGTGCCATGGAGTTTGTGATGGGTACTCCGCTACAAATAGACCCATCCATTGCTGCATGGACCGTGATCAAGGAAATCTCCTTGCATGAGTCTAAGTGGCAGAATCCCGTTGCACGTCTGTTCTACAAGCTCCACAAGAACCGTTCCCCCGCCATCGACATCAAGGTGGAGGTTACAGGAGCTGTATTCGATGTAGGCAAGCTTGCCACATGCATCGTCTACGGACCTCCCGCCAACGGCGAGAAGTACTCAGACCTCGAGCTGCAACAACATTACCTCACCCTGTACGCCACGAACGAGAACAACACCGTCGTGACTACTCTCACCGACAGGCGAACATCACACTTCGCTCGGACCGATGAATACGACAGAGAACCAGAGAGCCAGTATCCCAAGCTTCTCGTCTTTGTCGCTGTCCCGATTTACAACACGTCGGGAGCAGACACCCCGCGCATCCGAATCCGAGTCGGAGATCGCCTTCATCCTTCATCCATCTTCACCATGCCAAATCTTCCTCTTGTCCGTTCCTTGACTACTTCAGGGACTGGCACGCATCAATCCATCCCACAAGCGTACCATGACCTGAAGATCGTCGTTGACGGAGCCTACTACATTTCTGCTGACTCCAGGAGACACCTTGGCCCCGACATCAACGGATACCTCGTCCACGGGCCCGCCAATCTCGTTTCCGTCAGGCCTCACGTCGGAGCTATCCGATACTCCTTCGTCAACGCTGGCACCGTCACCGCTTTTTCCGTTCTATACGGTGCAATGACCCTCGACGAAGCCTCCGGCTCCTACAAAGATGAGATAGACGTCATTTACGACCACACTAACGGCATCATGTCCTTTGAAGCCGTGCAAGGTGAAATCCTAGACATACATCAGTTCAACGGCGCAGTGAAGCACGGAGTTGGCACTCAAATGCGACCCTTCTACTGGGTTCGTACCACGAGAGCCACTTTCCTTGCTTGCCAGCCAAAAGCAGGTAACCAAATCAACACCTCTATCCGTTGGTTCACCGGAATGTCAGGATTACTTCCAATTCAAATGAGCGCCAAAGATCCTCTCACTCCAACTGGAGAATCCAGGTGTCTCCTCCAGCAATTTTCTTCTTCTATCACATCCGGCAACTACGCTGGAGAGAACTCTCTTCCTTTCGCTGGTACTCTTGACCACACTTTTGCTCAAGAGCTCGGGATAGAAGACGATGAAGCCGTTGTTGCACTCACAGACCGCACCACCGACTCCACCGTTTGCTACCTGCGTTGGTCTGGGACCTTCAAGTCCTGGTCCATCCGCGCAACTCCCTACCTTGCCAGCAACTTCACTCTCTCCAACTGCTACATTTCTCATATCACCCGAGAATTCTCCGGGAAGCTGCCCGACACTGACCTCTCCAACTTTTCATCCCGTGTCGCCTCCCAGGGAACCCCCCAGAAAATTGTTAGCTGTCGCACTGACCTTGCCGAGCCCCCCGCCAAGCGTCAAGGAAATCTCATCTCAACCAGCATGCAAATCGCTGCCCAGCAAGATATGCTTGGTCAGCAACTTGATCATCAGAAGTTGCAAAACGAGTTGAACCGAGAATTCAATGCTTGGAATGCCCAGCAAAATCGTCAGCACTCTGAATTCCTTCAGACGCGCGACCAGCACTTCAAAGCTCAGATGCGAGGACTCCGGATCGGAAACCTCGATGGGAGAGATATTCCAGCAGGAACCCAGCTTTCTGTCCTCCCTCCCGCATATTCTAAGCACGACCCCTTCTCTTCCTCCGCCAAGCCTGAAGAAGGCAATTCTAAGAGCGCCTCACGCACCTCAGAATACCCCCTCATTCCCTTCGTCAAGCCTGGGGAAGTCAATTCTGATGCCTCAGAGCCCACCCCTCGAGAAGAAGTCCAAGTCACGTCCGATCCCCCCATCTACTCCGAACAATCCCAAGCTATCATGAAGCAAATGGGACACAAGGAAGGTGAGGGATTGGGGAAGCAGTCACAAGGAATCACATCACCCATCCAGCCTGACTATTCAGACCTTGCTGGCGGGAAAAGATATCCCGTCCTAGGTGCTGATCCTACCCCCGCTAATCCTTCAGGGACCGGACTCAAGAGCACGAAAGCCAGTATCCCCCCTCCTGCCTCATTGACAGGGGGAACTGCTGGTCGGGTTGCCGCCAAGTCTGCCTCCAAGACAGCACTCAAAGCAGCCTCCAAAGTGCATCCTGCCCTTATTGCTGCAGACGTTGCCAAAGAAGTAATATCATCTAACCCTACATCATTGGGTCAGCTTGCTCCTGTGCAGCCGATGCAGCCCACCGTGAGCTTAGACGGACGGTGAAGTGAACGCCCGTACAGCTCTAGAAAGAATTTGATTTCACTTTAGATGTAAGTTTCTCCTTCTATCTTGATTTCCGCGTTGTAGCCAGTATACGTCGAATTGCGTTGCTTCGTATATGCTCTCAACAAGCCTGAAAACTTGTCTCTGAGTCTACTTTATCTCTGCGATTTTGCTAAGACCATGTCGTTAGAGAACGCCCTTCTTTCTTTTCTATATACTTCAAATACAACATTTGATTTAAATACATACAAATACTAAACCAAACAAAACATTAAACACTAATAAACATAAACATACATATAA